TGACCAATATGACATATACCACGAGCAATATCAATATAATCTAATTTATCGTCTAATCTTTTAATCAGTCTAACATCTTGAACATTATAATCAATAAATTTCTGTATATCTTGTTCATATAAATCATTTAAAGTTCCGTCATATTCAACTTTCTTTTCACCAAGTTCGTGTTCTGCGATAGCATCTAAACGATAAGATTGTCTTTGTGAGAATGTTAAATTTTTATAAAGTCTTAAATAATCTAATGATGATACACCAGCGATTTCATATTTACCTGAAATAGTATTTAGTCTAATTAAATTAATAGGTGATAAAGAATTGGCAATATGTTCATTTAAAACTTTACTCGCTCTGTGATATAAATAAGGAATATCAAATGTATCTGTATTCCAACCACTTAATATTGTTGGTCTGATTTCCATATATTTATCAAAAAACTTTTGTAATAAATCTTCTTCTGTGGAAAAAACTTCTACGATTAAATCATCTTTCTCATAACCTTCAACTGTACCCTTTTCATCTAATACATAACAATAATATTGATTCATTGTATCTTCATAAAACGCTATGGAAGTTATTTTATTTGGAGCTGTATCTGGGTTTGGAAACCCGTCTGTGACTTCTACCTCAATATCAAAATATAATCTTGTGTGTCCTAATGATATTTCATCAGAATCATAATATAAATCTACGAGAGTTCTAATTTCTGGAACAACATCACTCTCAAATGTTTCCATATCTCTATCAAACCTAAATACTTTTTTTAATCTATCACCATAAATTGAAGTATATGTTCCACCACCATCTTTTACATAGGCATATCTTTTATAAGGCATTGAATAATACCCTTTGGTATCATCCCAAATGTGAATTTTTCTTTTTTCTTTATCGTAATAAATGTTTTGAAACATATTTTAGCTGTAATAACCTATCGTTTTCATATATAAATATAATAATAATTTCTTTAAATGTCAAGTTTTTTTTTGTAGGGGGTGGAAAAAATCCACCCCCCATATCATTAGAAGTTAATAGTTAATCCAATGTTTGCGTATCTTGGTGTTCCCAAGAATACTTCTGCGTTGTGAGCTAAATGTTCTTTAGTTCCCCAACTATTGTATTGACTATTATCTACTGCGTCTTGAACATAAACTTCATCAAGAACATTAAATATGTGTCCTGTTAACATCATATCAAGTCCTTTGATTGTTGGAAGTTTATAAGACATATGTAAATCAAGTTTTGAGTAACCTGGGGCTTCCCATACTTGACTTCTGTCTGCATCATCATTAGTCCCGTCAAATTCACGAGCTGATGGCGACCAGTCAGAATAGTTCTTATCATATGTTTTGTGTATTGCTTGTAACATTAAACCTTTAACTGGTTTTAGTGTCATTCCTAATACATATGCTGTTTGTGGCATATCACCTACATACAATCCATCAAGTGCGTATGCATATTCAGTAGTTTTAAATCCAACAGCTTGTCCTTCGGAATTATATTCAGTTTCTTGATATGTTCCGTCAGCATCTCCGTCAAATTTCCAATTACCAAATGAAGCTACAAACATCAAGTCTAACATATCGTTTACCATATAGTTAGTTTCAAGTTCTAAACCTTGATGTTTTTGATTAACACCTGTTAGGAAGATAATGTCTGTATCACCAGATGAACCTTGACCAGTTGTTACTGATTTAGTCAAGTTTCTATCTTGCCAATCTGTGTTATAAGCACTTGCATTTAATCCAAGTTTACCGAATCTGTAATTAACACCAAACTCATTGTGTAAGAATTTTTCATTACTTGGGTCTGATGCAACAGTTCCGTCATAGTAGATTACATTGTCCATAATAGGTGCTTTTTCAACTAAACCTGTGTTGAAAAACACTTTCATATCATCATTGATATTGAACATTGCTCCACCTTTAACTTGCATTGTTGAGATTGGGTCTGCTTTGATGACTTCATTTTCTACGGTGAAATGGTCTTGATAAGAGTATTCAATTTGAGATACTCCACCCATACCATACACATTCATCTTGTCAGTAGTGTAATTTGCTTGAACAAATCCACCTAACCAATCTACTGTTGTTTCATTGTGGTATGCGATTATGTCACCAAGTTTGACAACTTTACCTTCTTCAAAGTTATCGTCTGCATAGTCAACATAATAATCACCACCTAATAAATCACGAACTTCTCTTGCGTGTTCAATTCCAGCTGTTCTCCAATCAAGTCCTACTTGCATTTCTAATGCATCACTTACATTAAAGTTTAATTTAGAAATCAAACCATATGTATCTTGACGATTGATTGAATTACGAAGAATTCCTGTTGAACGATTTTCAGTAGTAGAAAAGTTTTCATCAATGTTGTCAGAATTTTGTGCTATTTCAGCATTCCAATCCCAAGTCCACGGTGAACTTCTATACCATTTTTCTCCTTCAACTGCTGGAACTCTACTTACACTTCCGTAAGTTCCTGTTCCACCACCAGAACCACCACTCCAATAAAGAACTGATGAAAGTTTCATCTTGTCATTTATGTTTAAGAAGTGATTTAAGTTTACTAATGGTTTGTGGAAGAAGTTCTCTCTTTCATTTAAGAAAGTAGAACTATATCTATTAGTTGTGTTCGCTCCATACATATACCAGTATTGTTTACCTGTATATGAAGGGTCAATAGGTGCGACATTTTGATTGAACAATCTACCAGCTTCAGTTTCAAACTTATTACCCTCTGCGAAAGCATCTGTGTCATATCCATCGATATCACCTGCTAACTCTTGTGAGTAAGTAGCTATATTCTGTTTGTATAGATTCTGTCCGTGTCGTTGTGGGGCACCGATTGCATAAAGTTCGAGTCTTTGGTCATTACTTATGGCATAACTTGCACCCAAGTTATATGCCCAAGCGTCTGTCCAAGTCCCATCGATTAATCCATCACCTGTTTTACGAACAATTGTTCCACTTAAAGCTAACTTGTCATTAAGAATTAGACCAGTATTATAATTGAAAGTAGTTTTTAAAAAACCACCTTCACCAGCTTCTTGTTTGAACTTTCCGCCTTTTTCAAAGGCAGTTGGGTCAGTTAAGACATTCATTGTTCCACCGATTGATGGCGTAGCTAAATTTACTGCTGATAGTCCTCTTTGAACTTGAATTGAAGCGGCTGTATCACCAACTCCATCCCAATTGGACCAGTAAACCCAACCATTTTCCATATCATTTTGTGGAACTCCGTTTATCATAACTGCGATGTTTCGTTGATTGAAACCACGAATGTTGATACGAGCATCACCCGCACCACCACCTTGTTGAGTTGCATATACACTTGGTGTTGTGTTAAGAATCATTGGAACATCTTGAGAACCTAATCTCAATTCCATTTCTTCTTTACTAACATTAGTGAAAGCAACTGGTGTGTTATCAGATGCTCTTGAAGCTAATACTTCAACATCTGATAATGTAACAACACCAACTTCTAAAACGAAGTGAGTCATTACATCTTCATCACCAACAACAATTGATTTTGTTATTGGTTCATACCCTATGAAAGAAGCTGTTAAGTCGTATGTTCCTGCTGGCACATTTAATATTGCGTAGGCACCCTCTTGATTAGCGGTGTCACCCAATTCTGTTCCAACAAGGACTATATTAGCCCCTTCAAGTGGCGTTGAGTTAGTATCATATACAGTTCCCATTGCGGTTTGTGCGAACAAACCTGTTGTTACCATAAACAATACTATTAGATTACGAATATTCATAATCATTCTCCTTGTTTGTTACTGTGACTGACACATTTTTATACTGGTGTGTCCTTATCCAGTTAAGAAAATTATTTTTCCTCTACATTTAAACCAGGTAATTCACAAGATTCATTATTACAAAACTTATCAACTTCTGCTTCTTCGTTTTTAATAACTCCAAATGTTAATTTACCTAATTTTTTAATTTGTTTATTGTATTCTTTCTCGTCAATCGCTTCATACGGCATCTGTTTGTATGCTCCATAATCGTGTCTTGGAAGTAATGAAATACCTTTCAACTGGTATTGAAAATATTTTAGGACATGCGGGATTTGTGCTCCCTCTGTTTCGGGGTCAAATGTCACGGTGCAACTGACTTGATTGTCAGCCCAATGTCGTTGCATAAATGCTGCTAATGAGAATTGTTCCCATATTGTTAGTTCACTTGCTGTTGCGATTCCCTCTCCAACATCTACTGGTATTTCTACCACCAATGTAGAGTCTTCTGAACCAAAGGCTGGTTCTACTTTGTATCCAGCTTTCTTTAATGGTTCAATCAGTTCTGAATTAACTGATATTCTAATTCGTCTTATATAAAAACGACTTTCAGGATAATGTAGTCCTGGTGTTGAACCTGCTAACAATGACACGGTTCCACTTGGTTTTACTGAAGTAGTTTTGATTGACTTTGGAATAGCTAACCAATCTGAATAACTTCTATCCCATCTCTGTATTGTATCGTAACCTTCTTCTAACCAAGTTCTTAATTCGTGTAAACCACGATTTGTAATAAATTGTGCGATACCACTTACCGAACAACCTATTCTTCTATTTCTCAACATAACACGATTGGTATCTGACCAATGTGTTCTACCTAATGTGACAGTTTTTGCGTATAAATAAGCAAACTTTAAAGTTCTTTTATAGTCTTCTAAATCTTCGTGATTGTCTGGAAATGTTTCTACTAAACAACATAACTCATATGATTCTAATGATTGTTCCAAACAAGGATTACCACCCATTACTCTATGGTCTTTATCATCTCCACCATTTTTCATACGAGAATAATGTCTCATATTTTCCAACCAAGCCAAACCTGGCTCTCCGTTATCTACGATTCTTTTTGCTATTTCTGTGTAATCCATACCGAGTTCTGCAAATACTGAGTTGTTTGATGTCCAACCATATTGGTCTCTATGTGGATTTACTTTGTAATTCTTTAAGTCTAAATATTCTTCTGAATTAGGGTCACCAAATACAATCTCAGCAGTTCTTCTTACATTACCTGCTACAACACACTTACCAATCAGATTCATTATATCTACGATTGTTGTGATTGTAATTGGATTACCACTATTCTTTTCTAATACTTTTCTGATATCTCCGTGAACTTCTTCCAATGGTTCTGGTCCACTTGATACACCACCAAAGCCCTTGATTGGCTCACCTGCTAATCTGATTTTACCATAATCAAACTTAACTTGTGGTGTGTTATGAAAATAACTTTCTAATAATAATCTTAATGATTCTACCCAACCCTCACGAGTATCTGGTATTTCATAAATGGTTTCTCTATCTTTATCAACACCCTTGACAAGTATTTCCCCCGCTCCTTTGGTATCAAATCCTACACCAACTCCTAACATACTTGCGTCCATCAAGAAACAAAATGGTTTTGAATAATCTTCTTTAAGTGTTTTTGTTGACACGAATGCACAATTGTTCAGAGCTGCATACAATCCTTTTTCTTCCGTGATTGCAGTTCCCATAGCCCATAGACCACGACCTGGTGGTAAGAACTTCATATTAAATATTCTGTCATACATTTCTTGTGCTGACTTTTGTGCTTGCCAAGGATTCCAACCTAATTGATGAGATTCAATGTGGTTCATTTGCATAGAATAAGTTCCCTCTACAACTCTTTGTACGGTTTCCCACCATCTCTCATTTTTTCCGTCTTCTTTAATTCTTGAATAGGTTCTCATATAGACTAATTCACCCAAACCATTGAACCCAAATGGTGCTTTTTTTCTTTTGTATTTATTTATAAAATTTTCTGATAACTTAAATTTCACTTGAAACTCTCCTATGTCTTTATTTTTCTTCCTTATATAACTATAATATATATTGGTAACATTTCAGTTTTTTTTACTTTCTTTGAAGTTTTAGAAAGATTTTCTTTGAAGTTTTATTCGAACCCTTCTGAGTCAAAATCTTTCTTCTTTTGTGCTAAGGTTTTTCTCATATACTCCTCTGCATTATCCATTTTCCCTTGAGTTTTTTTACCCTCTTGAGTGTTGGCTTCGTATATTTGTATGTAACCTGTGTTGGTATTTATGGTAGCCGGAAAGGTCAATCCGTCAGGCCCAAATCTATTCTTGATAACGTGGAACCTACCTGTGTTTGCAATCTTGTCTTCCACTTTTCTTGACATACTCATAATAAAATCAGCTGTCATAACTTTTGAATAATCCTCTGAAACCTTTGATGCGTCAATCACATCTTCTTCTAATGATGAACGATTTGCTTGTGAAGCAGTCCATATTGGTATGTCAAACTCCCCTGCCATACCTCTTAGTTCTTCGTAAACGTGTCCAATGGAATGTCTTTTCTCCTTGAAGTTGACTGTAGACCTCATAATATCTGCGTAGTCAACCAATACCATATCAGGTTTTATACCTTGTAATTCACATTGTTGTAAGTGTGCAGTTATTGTTGCGACACTCGCGCTTCTTGTTGGATAATATTTGATAATCAGATTACCCTTTAACTGATTAATTTTCTTTAATACTTCTTCTTTATAATATTGTAAGTTACCTGTTGGTTGTCCACTTACTATTGTATCATATCGTAAACCAACATATTGTGCATTTAATTCTAATGTGTAGTGTATTACGGTTTTACCTTGTTTGATTGCGTCTGCTCCGATTGCTTGTAGTGTCCAAGATTTACCAATACCTGCTGGCGCCACAATCACACCCAACTCACCACCTGCTAAACCACCATCCATAAGTTCGTTAACACTATCCCATTTAGTTGGTACAGTGTTTCTTGATTGTTGAGACATTCTTTCTTCAAAGCCAGTTAGGTATTCGTGTCCTATATCTCTTTCGACTCCAGCTTTCATCGCGTTGTCAATCACACCTTTTATTTCATCATACTTTTGTGTATCCAATAACTCTACTGATTGCATAATTGCACTCTTGATGACTTGGTTCTTACAAAACTCTAATGTTTTTTCTTGAACAAACTCTAAGTCAGGTGATTCTCTATGTTGCCAAGCATTTCTTAAACTATCAACAACTGCTGTCTTCATTACATCATTATCTAAATCATCAATCACCACTTTCAGTGCTTCCATTGTTGGTGGTGTTTTGTATTTGTCGAAGTATTTTCTAATTTCTTTGACTAAGAATTTATTAGCATCACTATCAAAATAATTTATTTCTAAAATATCGTATACGGTTTTTATAAACTTGTTGTTTACTAATAGTGATGTTATAATCTTAGATTGAAAGGATGTTCCGTATTGTATTAATGATTCGTTTTTACTCATAACCTATATTAAATATCATTGTCGCCATACAAATCATTAACTTTTTTTTCATAAAGTTGTTTTCTTTTTTGTTCACGATATCTTTCTCTTGCTTTCTGTTTAATCTTCTCTTTGTTACGCAAATAGTGTTCCATTTGCCATCGTCTTTGAGCGTCTTGTCTCTCTTTTTCAGTATGATATTTTCTTTTTCTACCCACTTGGATTCTCTCTATTTAAAACTTTTTTCCAATTCTTTACCAATGGTTTTACAAAAACTTTTTTAACTGGTGATTTAGTTACAACATAATGTTCTCTACCAACTGCATATTTTTTAATAGCCAACTCTGGATTATTTCTAGCCATCTCACCTCTTTTGCTACCGACTTCTTTTTGCCACAATAATAAAGGTGCTTTTTTTATTGAATTACCTTGTGTCTTACCAATCATATTCCAATTATCAGCAAGATATACTGCACCATTTCTTTTATTATCACTATCATCTCTTTCTGGTTGAACAAAAGTTTCTAACATAATTAACTTATCACCATATTTTTCTTCCCATCTTTTAGCACCTACTTTTCTTAATAATTTTAATGCCATCGTTCCAACATTTTCAATACCACTTTCAGGAACTAAACAAAATCTGTAATTATTAGCTACTGAATTTGAATTAGCAAGTCTTACATCTTTAGACCATCCAATAAATTTATCTCTTACTGAAATAGCTAAAACACAAGAAGATATACCAATGGCGCCTATAGCGACTCCATCAGAAGTTCTGTATATGATATAATTTATTCTTCTTTGTGGAACATCCTTATACTTAATATACGAATGGTGTTCATTAATCAATTTTCTAAATATTTTAGTTTGACTTGGAACTAAACATTCCTCTAAAAATATTGGATAATCATATTGTTTAGAGTAATCTAAGAATTTCACTTATGTGATTCCTCTGCCATAAAATTTAACCTACTGAATGTTGTTGCTAACCAACTATTTAGATTTGGTAGTGCTTGATACAACTTATCTTCTAAAAACATTGTCTGAAATCTATGTTTGATTACTCGTTGAATTGGTCTTTCAACTATCTCTTTTACTTTTAATTTTGTTTGACCTGAAATAATTCCGTCTTCTAAATCCATCAATTGTCTGTTTAAGTCTAATAAATCTTTTGATTGTAATACTTTCTCACACAATGGATTCTTTTGTGTTTCTGCACTTCTGTAAATGTCATCCAATTCAAACTTTTGTTCTGTTTCCATAAATGGAAATAACTTGATTAAAGTTTTCTTCCCTATACCATTTACGCCAGGTATTCCGTCTGACTTATCTCCGTCAAACATTCTGAATAATAGAAAGTTCTTTGGATGTATTCCATATTCTTCAAATACTTTTTCTTCATCATACATTTTTTTCTTAGTGGGTGAGTATACATTTGTGTTCTTGTCCACCAATTGTAAGAAGTCTTTATCTGTTGAAACTATTGTAGTCTTACTATTTCTGTATATATGCTTGGAAAGATATCCTATCACATCGTCTGCTTCAGTTTGTTCCATATTCATAATAGATACTGGCAAACACTCCAAATACTCAACCACACGATTAAGTTGTCGTATCATCATCTGCTGTTCTTCTTCTCTTGTCAAGAAGTTGTGAGCACGATTCAAACGATACGACATCTTTCTACCCATTTTATATTCAGGAAATATCTTTCTACGGCGGTTAGACCCACCTTTACCATCAAAAACTATGATGGCTCGAGTAGGTCTAATCATATTAATATTGAAAGCTAATGACCTTAAAAAACCAACTATTCCACCAACGTGAACTCCGTCCTCGTTAGTAGTTGGTATGGCAGAAAATACTCGTATGAATAGATTCATGCCGTCAATAAGTAAAACCGAGTCATTAGGTTTTTCATTATCTATTTCGCCGCCAGATTCTTTGATTTGATTAAGAATCGATAGGTGTCGTTTGTTAATCACCGAGAACCTCATCTGTGAACTCTACATCATCAATACCAAGTTTCTCTTTGTATTTCAATATAACCTTGTCACAAATGAGTTGGTAAACATATTCTCTCAATTCATCATTTTTGGTAACTAAATCTTCCCAATCCTTTGATTGAAATTTATGTTCATCTCCGTTTTGGTCTACTAATGTATACCAAGCCCCTGCGGATTTGACCAACTTATGTTCTTTCATAACATTTAACCAACCACCATAGTTATCGATACCTCTATCAAAATACATATCGTAGTCTGCGTGTCTCAAAGGTGGGCCTAATCTATTCTTGACAATCTGTGCTCTACACTTCATACCCAATACATTTTTACCCGTATCTTTTATCTGACCCATATTCTTTAGTCTGATACGAGTAGATGCGTGGAATGGTAATGCTTTACCACCACTTGTTGTCCAAGGGTCTCCAAACATTACTCCGAGTTTTTGTCTTAATTGATTAGTGAATACCAACGCTATCTTGTGTCTCCCAATCATTTGAGTTACTTTTCTCATAGCTTTTGATATAATGATTGCCTTTGATGTAGCATATCCGTCTTTATCGAAATCAGCATCCATCTCAACTTTTGTTGATGCGGCTGCTAATGAATCAACCAATATCGTTACACATCTATCTTTATCAGATTCTCTAACTTGTGTTACGATTTCTTCGATTGCTTCAAAGATTTCTTCTACGGTTTCTAAATGTAAGTATAACATCTTATTTAAATCTAAACCAATGACTTCCATAAACTCTTGAGAAACTGAAGTTTCAGTATCAATATAAACTGCTACTCCGTCTTTCTTTTGAGTTTCTGCTAAGATGTGTGCACCAAGTAGAGATTTACCACTTGATTCTAAACCATTGATTTCTGTAATTCTACCAACTGCGATACCCCCGTCTGGTCTATTTGATATAGCCAAGTCTAAGGTAGAACTACCTGTTGAGATAAATTCCTTGATATCTGTTGGTGTGGTATCACTTCCGTCTAAGAAGTATGCCACTTTGTTTGTGTCTTTGAATTTTTTATTCAAAGAGTCGGCTAATGTTTTAGCCAATACATCATTTACTGACATTCTAATACTCCATATTTAATGGGGATTGACTATTCAACCCCCATATTGTTATTATTTAAGAATTGAATAATTCATCAAAAGCTTCTGAAGTGTCTTTCACTTTAGAAGTTCCCAACTCAGAAGTTTCTACTTTTTCTTGTGTTGCTTCTTCTGTTGAGTCATCACTTGGATTTAACCACTCGTTTAAAACATTGGTTAGTTCCTCGTATGATTGTTCTTGATAAATTTCAGTAATGTCTTTTTGAGAAGTTTTAACTAACTCTAAGACTGATGGTTCATCAGAAATTGGTGTTTGATTAGGTTTCACTCTAATGTTTGTTTTAGGGAAACTTGCACCACTTTCTT